CGTATGGCAGCACCCGCAATCAATCTTTCCGACGCTATCGTGGCCGTGGAATCGGCCGATAAAAAACGCAGCGATGCTCTGGCGCAAACCAACAGCGACCAGGTCGTGGCCGACGCCAAGCAAAAAGCCGCCGATGACGCCAAGGCCGTGGTGTCCCAGGATCAGCAGACAGTCTCCGACCTGACCAGCGCGGAAGTGAGCGCTCTCAAAGTCCTCGATGCCGTGGTGCAGGCCATGATCAACGAGCTGGCACCGCCGCCGGCACCGGCTGCGGGCTCTGCCGGCTAAGGCGGCCCGCTTTGGCTCGCCATTCGCCCTCCGAGTACTGCGGCTGCTGTGCCGAGTGCCGGAAATTGGATGCCTACCTGAAGGGCCCGGGCCGGCGAATGGGTTGGCCCGCGCCCGAAGAGCGGGGGCTGCTGCAATCGACGTGGCCGGCCTTCGAGGAGTATATGCGCAAATATGGGCCCGTGAGCATCGACGTTCGGCACAAGCCCGGCCGACGCACGGGACACTATGTGGCGGCCGCCGGAGCGTGAACCGGGGTGGTTTCTGGCGTTACTCCACATTACAGACCAAAACTGGGTTTTGGCCTCCACCAGGAATCAGTCACTTAGCGCGATTTTGCAGGCAGTTATGCCACAGAATAGCCAAAACGTGGCATAAGAGGGAGCATGAACTCCTTAGCCAATCTCGTTGAATTTCCAGCACTTGCGGCGGGTTCCGAGCCCCCTCCGCCTCCTGCAAAACGCCAGCGCCGCAAGCGGGACGGCGGACCGCCGTTTCTGCAGTTCGAAGAGGTGAAGCGCTTCTTCAAGGCGGTCGAAGACCATGCGCCGGCCGGCCAGCGGGAACGCGATCGCGCCATCTTCCGCCTGGTCTACCACGCCGGCCTGCGCGCCTCTGAGGCGGGCAGAATCGATCTGCGCGACTACAACCCGCGCACCGACCGGATCTACATTCACCGGCTCAAGGGATCCAACTCCGGGGAGCATCATCTGATGCGGGAGGAAGCGCGAGCGCTGCGCGCCTGGCTGCGGATCCGCGGCGCCGAGCCAGGCTGTCTGTTTCCGAGCCGCAAGCGATCGCCGATCTCGCGGTTTCAGCTCGATGAGCTCATGAAGCGGTATGCGGAAGCCGCCGGCATTCCGAAAGAGCTGCGGCACATGCATATCTGGAAGCACACCTGCTGCACTCACATGCGGACGCTCGGCAAGACGGTAGAGGATATACAGGACTGGGTGGGCCACGTGAACATCCAGAACTCGCTCATCTATTCGCACGTGACCAATGCGCGCCGCGATGAGATCGCCCGCTCGTTGCAAGACAGTTGGAGGTGAACCGCCGACGACCGAGGAGCTGCTCGGTGGCTCACCGGGTGAGCCTGCGGACGTGCGGGTCCTTCCCGGCGCCGCGCCAGGCGCGGGTATCCTGATGGCGTCTTGCGGCCAGATCTAGCCCGTAAACCCGGTTTACGGCCCTGGTTTATGGTTTATATGAACCAAGCCGAGTACGCCCGGCACCGCGGTTGCTCCGCCATGGCGGTCTCCAAGGCCGTCAAGGCCGGCCGCATCTCGATCCGGGACGGGCAGATAGACCCCGCCGTGGCAGACCAGGAGTGGGCCCGCAACACGCGGGTCAATCCGAACGAGCACCAGAAGAAGCCTGAGAAGCCAAATCTGGGAGCGATCCGGGTCGATAGCGAAGAACAGGCGCCGCCGGGCTCCATGGCCCAGGCACAGCTACTCCACGAAACCGCCAAAGCTCGCAAGGCGGTGCTCGAAGCGGAACGCATGGAGGGCAAATACGCCGAGCTGTCGCAGGTCAAGCGGGCGGCCGGGGCGCTGGTCTCGGCGGCCAAGATGCGGCTGCGGGCGATCGGCAACAAACTGGCGCCCGAACTGGCGATGGACAGCAACCCAGCGGCCATCCAAGCCAAGGTGGAGGCGGAGATCGACGAGGCGCTGGCCGAGCTGGCGCGATGGGAGCCGGATGCCGCATGAGGCATGGACGCGCTGATCGCCGTTTTCCGGGAGATCGCCAAACTCTGGGCGCCGCCGCCCAAGCTGACCGTGTCCCAGTGGGCCGACACCAACCGGACGCTGTCGTCGGAATCGAGCGCCCAAGCGGGCCAGTGGCACACGCGGCCCTACCAGCGCGAGCCGATGGATGTCTTCACCGACGCGGCAATCCACACTATCGTGCTGATGGTGGCCCGGCAGACGTTGAAGACCGAAGTCATCAACAACTGTCTCGGCTACGTGATCGATCAGGACCCGGCGCCCACGCTGGTAGTGCAGTACCGCGACACCGACTGCAAGCGCTGGTCGAAGATCCGCCTGGCGCCGATGCTGCGCGACACGCCCTGCCTGCGCGGCAAGGTGGCCACGGTCAAGAGCCGGAGCGAAGGCAATACCTTCGAGTACAAGGCTTTTCCGGGTGGCCATCTGTCGGTCGTGGCCTCGGGCTCTCCGGGCAACCTGGCGGCGCTGCCGATCCGCTTCTTGTTCTGCGACGAGATCGACAAATATCCGGCCTCGGCGGGCCCTGCCGGCGATCCGATCAGCCTGGCACAGGGACGCCAGGAAGAGTTCTGGAACCGCAAGACGGTCCTGGCCTGCACGCCGACTCGCAAGGGCGCCTCGCGCATCGAGCGCGCCTTCGAGGAAAGCGACCGGCGCGAATATGAGCTGCGCTGTCCGGAATGCGGCGAGTATCAGATTCCCCGGTGGGCGCAGGTCCGCTGGGATTCCAGCCTGCCTACGCGCAAGCGGCAATGCGCCTCGGCCCGGTATATTTGCGCGAATCCGGATTGCGGCGCGGCCTGGAATGACGTCGCCCGCTGGAACGCCAGCCGCGCCGGCCGGTTTCGCGCCACCGCGGAATTCAACGGTGTCGCCGGCTTCCGGGTCAATGGCCTGGCGCGGCTCGGCACGAAACTGAGTGCCCTGGTGGACGAATTCCTGCGGTCGAAGGACGACACCGAGGCGCTCAAGACGTTCGTCAATGAGCAACTGGCGGAACTCTGGGAGGAACCCGGAGAGCAGCTCGAGTGGGAGCGCCTGATCGAGCGCCGCGAGCCGTATTCAGTCGGCACGGTTCCCGCCGGCGGCCTGTTTCTGACGGCCGGCGTCGACATCCAGCGCGAGGACGGCGGCCGGTTGGAAGTCCGGGTCAATGCCTACGGCGAGAATCGGGAGCGCTGGGCAGTGGATTACCGCATTTTCCCCGGCGATCCCACGGACCAGAAAACGTGGGAGCCAGTCGAATCGATGCTGCGCGAGACCTGGCCCACGGAGTCGGGCGCGGAGCTGGCCATCGAGCGCATGTTCGTCGACTCAGGCGACGGCACGGTAACTGCCGCCGTTTATGAATGGGTCCGCAAGCAGGCGCGCCCGCGGGTCTGGGCGATTAAGGGAGACCGGCGCAGCGACCAGCCGGTGGGGCCGCCCAAGGCCGTCGAGGTCAGCGCCGGCGGCAAGAAGCTGAAATACGGCGTTCTCTTCAAGATCGTCAACAGCGACTTTTTCAAGTCCCAGTTTTACGCCGATCTCCGCAAACGGCCGCCGACCCAGGAAGAGCGCGCGGCGGGCATGGGCTACCCGCAGGGCTATTTTCACATGCCGGCCGATGCGGCTTTCGGCGACGAGCACTGCAAGCAGCTTTGTTCGGAGCGCCTGGTCACCGTCCGGCGGCGCAACGGGCGCACGGTCAGTGAGTACGAGAAGACGCGGCCCCGCAACGAGGCGCTGGATACGGCAGTCTATTGCGATGCCGCCGCCTGGGACTTTGGAGCGTACCGCTTCCAGCCGCGCCACTGGGCGATGCTGCGCAAGCGGAACAAGGAGCCGGTGCCGGCCGCTCCGCCAGCACCGGCCGCTCCGCCGACTCCGGAGGCACAGCCAAAAGCGGCAGCCCGGCCGAGACGGGAGGGAGGCTGGCTCCCGCGCCGGAACTGGTTTGGTTGAAGCAGGGGACACATGAGCGTATCGGTCACCGAACTACAGTCGCTGCGCGACGCCATCGTCCGCGCCATCGCCAATCCGACCCTGCGGGCGCGCAGCGCCGACGGCAAGGAAGTCCAATTCCGCTCCGTCGACGAAGGCAAAGCGGCGCTGGGGCTGCTCGACGACGAGATCTCCAAGGCGAGCTCTTCCGCGCAGAGCCGGGTGCGCCTGGCGCAGCACAAGCGGGGCGATGGTCCGACCGGGCCTAGCCCGTTTTATTGGGAGAACTGGTAGATGTCGGAACACGAGCGGTGGCTGCTGGAGAAAATTCTGGAAGAGCTGCGCGCCATCCGCGCCGCCCTGGAACATCCCAAGAAAACCATCCGCGAGATCTGGGAGAACGTGACGACGTGAGAAGACTGTTTGTCGGCCCGCAGAGCCTGTTCGCCTTGATGCGCCGGCCGCGCCCGGCCTCGACCGCCGGGCTGTATCTCATCGAGGTGAACTTTCCCA